TTCGGCCCTGGTCGCGGGACAGTTTGTCCTATTAGGTAGGAGCAGTCGTCTTCCTAGAAGCCGACGCACTCCTAGGAGCCGCCGCACTCCCTTGTGCGGTCGGCGACGGAGTGCGGTCGGCGACGGAGTGCGGTCGGCGACGGCAGGAGCCGATGTTGGAGTTGGGGGTTTGTTGTGGGTTATGGGAGAGAGTCGTGGAACGGTTGGCCTGCTGACGGGTCGTTGCCTCCGCATGTGGAACGGTATGTGGAGTGGGTGACGATGCCTACTTGGGAGCGGCCTGCCGATTTGAAGACTCGGGTCGCGTTTGCCAAGTCGATCGGTGTGGCGGTGGCTCGTTTGGGCAAGTGGGATAAGGACTCTCGTGTTCGGAAGGCTGTAGATAAGCGTTGTAATGAGTTGAATCTGTCTCCTGTGCGGATTCAGGAGGTGATGAACGCGGTGTTTCGGTCTGCGACGGAGGGCGATATGAAGGCTGCTGGCTTGTTCTTGCAGCATGCGGATAGGTTGAAGCCGAACCGTGTGGTGATTGAGGATCGTCGGATTGCTGATTTGTCGGATGACGAGTTGCGGGCCGAGTTGGGTAAGTTGGGGCTTCTTGCTGGGATGGGGGACGCTGATGGCAGTTAGGTTTGTTTGCGACGATCAGGCGGACGCACTGTCTGCCTGGTCGGTGAACTATCCTGAATGGGTGTTCCGTCATGAGCAGGAACGTCAGTTCTGGTTGGATCAGGGGCTGTCGGGTACGCCGTGGGGTGTGGCTCGTGCGGCGGCTGTGACGGATGCTGCGGCGTCTGTGTCTGTGACGTTGACTGCTACGTCTCCGTGGACGCGAGAGCGGCAGTTCTGGCAGTTGTGGGCTGATTTGCCGCCTGTCCCGTTGGCATGACGGACGTTCCGTTCTCGAAGGCCGAACTGTTTCAGGAGGCTTCGTGGCGTAAGTGCGCTCAAGATCCTGTGTTCTTCTTCGAGAACTATTGGCGGATTCAACATCCTGAACGTGGGCAGATTCCGTTTGAACTGTTCGATGCGCAACGTGATGCGTTGCGGGTGTTTCAGGCAGAACGGTATGTGGTGACGTTGAAGGCCCGTCAGATCGGCTGGACGACGTTGGTTGCTGCGTATTCGTTCTGGTTGGCGTTCTTTCATGAGGATCGTTTGGTGATCTTCTTGTCGAAGGGTGAGCGGGAAGCGAAGACGATTCTGGATAAGGTCAGGTATGGGCATAAACGGCTTCCTGAGTGGTTGCGTGCTCGTGGCCCGAAGTTGTTGCGGGACAATCAGCAGGAGTTTCCGTTGTCGAACGGTTCTGCGATTGAGTCGTTGCCGTCGAAGTCTGATCCTGCTCGTGGCCGTTCTTGCTATTTGGTGATTGTGGACGAGTGGGCGTTCTTGGAGAATCCTGTTGATGCGTGGGCGTCGATTGAGCCGATCGCTGATGTTGGTGGTCGTGTGATCGGTTTGTCTACTGCGAATGGTTGGGGGAACTTTTTCCATTCGTTGTGGGTTGGGGCGAGGACTGGCACGAATCAGTTTGTGCCGATCTTTGAGGCGTGGGATGCGCGTGCGGAGCGGGATGCTGCTTGGTATGAGGTGAAACGTCGGTCGTTGCCTGAGTGGCAGTTACATCAGGAGTATCCGCGGACGGAGGATGAGGCGTTCATTCAGGGTGGCAATCCGTTCTTTGATACTGCCCGTCTGGCCGAGTTTGTGTTGGAGGATGGCCGTGTGGGTGAGGTTGTGGCTCGTGAGTTTCGGACGTTTGTTGAACGGTCGGGTGGCCCGTTGGAGATGTGGGAGTTGCCGCAGGATGGCGACCAGTATGTGATTGGTGCTGATGTTGCGGAGGGGTTGGAGCATGGTGACTTTTCGTCGGCTCATGTGATCCGTTTGCGGTCTGGTTTGGTTGTTGCTCATTGGCATGGGCATGTTCCTCCTGACGAGTTCGGCGATGTGTTGGCCGATTTGGGATGGTTCTATAATCGGGCGTTGGTTGGGGTGGAGAACAATAATCATGGGTTGACGACTTGTGTGGCGTTGAAGGGTGCGAAGTATCCGAATATCTTCTATTCGCGGATTGTGGATGAGCGGTCGCGTCGGGAGACTCGGAAGATTGGTTGGTCTACGACTCGTAAGACTCGGCCGATGATGTTGGACGACCTATATGCGGCGTTGCGTGACGATTCGATCACGGTCCGCGATCGGGAGACTGTTGGGGAGTTACGGACGTTTATCCGCGACGAAAGCGCCCGCCTGCACGGGTCACCTTTCGATGACCGTACGATCTCGTTGGCTATCGCCGTGCAGATGATGGCGTACGCCCACCAGCACGACTACAAAGTGCAGAATGTGCAGTGGGGCCAGTTGGCCTGGTGGGATCAGGTCGATAGTCACGAAACGGCCGTGCCGACAATCGGCTCCCACAACGTCCGTTGGGGGCCGAACGGCCCACGCATCCCTGGGACAGTTTGACCTATTAGGTAGGAGCCGTCGTCTCCCTAGACGGTCGGCGACGCCAGAAGACGCCGAGTCCCTCTCGTGCGGTCGGCAAGGAGCCGTGGCTGTGGCAGAGTGTGAACATTCCCAACATTGGTCGTTGGACGCCTGCCCTGGGTTGACGGACGCCGAGCAGGCTTACGGCGAGAAAGTCAGATCTGTCTGCCTGAACTTTGTGGCAGCAGGGGGCCGTGACGATTGGCATGGCGAAACGGTAAAGGAACGGGTAGACGAAATGTTCGCCAACGCCAAACGGTACGGGAACCCCGAACCGCAATATGAGGGACGCAGGTGGGTGTGATGGACGGACAGCAGCCGCAAGTTCCGCTCCCCGAACAATATTGGAAAGGGAACGACAACGAACAGGACGGCCCTGCCCCGTACCGCCGTGCGGGCGGCACGAAGAAAGATCTGCTTGCCAAGTACCGCCAACGGTTAGATACGGCGCAACGGTGGCGGAAAGACGAACAGTACGAGGACACTTGGCGTCGCCTTTCCGACCTGTACCGCAACCGCCATTTCGACCAGTTCTCGTCGGAAGCGCAGATCGCTGTGAACGTCGCGTTCGCTACGGTGAACACGATTGTTCCGTCAGTTTCGGTGAACCATCCGAGAGTTACGGTCACGGCCCGTCAGCCCGAAATGGAACCTGCTGCCGAGGCTGCCGAAGCGGCCGTAAACTATTGGTGGCGGCACTATAACTGGCGGGTCGAACTGAAACGGGCGGTGAAAGACTCGCTGATCTTCGGGAACGGCTGGGTGAAGGTCGGCTGGAAATATGAGGCCGAATATCGCGAGAAGAGCGCGGACGAACAGTTCGCCGAGTTTCAACAGTTACGCGATCAGGCCGATTTGCAGTTGGAACAAGATCCGATGTTGGACGGCCCGTCGGACGAAATGTTACGGTCGCAGGTCGATGAACGGGCCGAGGAACCGAAGGTGGACTGCCCGTTCGTGGAACGGGTCAGTCCGTTCGACCTGTTCGTAGATCCCGAATCGACTTGTTTCGAGGATCTGAAATGGGTTGCCCAACGGATGGTCCTCCCGTTGGAAGATGTGAAGAAGGACCGCAGGTACCGTAAAGCGGCCCGTGACCGTCTGCAAGCCGACGCGTCTACGAATGTGCGATGGCGGGACAGTATCGATTCGCATGATGAGGCCCACAAGTACGACGACGATGTGAAACGGGTTGTGCTGTGGGAGTTCTACGATTTGCGGGCCGAGTTCTACTGTGTGTTCGCAGGGTCGGGTGACGACTTCCTGTTGGAGCCGACCGATTTCCCGTACCCGTATGGCAGCCCGTACGTGTTCCTCGGCAACTATGAGGTACCTGACCAGTTCTACAACATCGGTGACCTTGAGGTGATCGAACCGTTGCAGCACGAACTGAACGCCACACGGTCAGATATGGTCAATCACCGTAAACGGTGGCAGCGGGCCTATATCGCTCGCCGTGACGCGTTGGACCCGTCAGCACAGAATGCACTGTTGACCGATAAGGACAACAGGATCATTTATGTTGACGGAGATGTCGATCTGCATAACGTGGTTGTGCCGTTGCAGCAACTGTCGTTGGACCCGCAGATGTATCAACATTCGCAGCAGATCGAACAGGATGTCGATCTGGTTTCTGGCGTGTCCGAATATCAGCGTGGTGGACTGTCGGAAGTTCGACGGACTGCTACGGAAGCGGCAATGATCCAGGATGCTGCGAACGCTCGTGCGGCCGACAAGTTGGCGAAGATCGAAACGTTCATGTCGGACGTTGCCAGGAGGGTTGTGGAACTGGCCCAACAGTATTTGACGGGCGATCATGTTGCTCGCATTGTGGGGATGGATGGGGCGGCGTCATGGATTGAGTTCGACATCGAACGCATTCAGGGCGAGTTCGACTTCGAGGTGGAGGCAGGTTCGACACAGCCTCGCGATGAGGCGTACCGTCGCCAGCAGGCGTTGCAGTTGGCGAATGTGCTCAGCCCGTATGTGGGGGTGGCTGTGAACCCGCAGGCGTTGGTGACGTATGTGCTGCGGGAGGGGTTCGGGGTGAAGAACCCTGAACAGTTCATTACGATGCCTTCACCGATGATGGACCCGTCGATGATGGGTGGCGATCCGTCGATGATGGGCGGCGCGCAGGCAGGTGGTGGTTTCCCGCCGTCGGCAGGCCCGCAGGGACTTCCTGCGGGGCAGGGGCCGACAGACATGCCGCAGGAAACGGCAGCGACACCGAACGCTGGCGTGAACATTCCCCCTGAGATTCTGTTGCAGTTGCAGAACCAGTTGGGTTTGGAACTGCCGAACGGAGGATGATGGACGCGAGTGAGTGGGAACGTCGTCTGGACCGCCTGTTGGCGGTGATGGAACGGATGGCACAGCAGCAAGCGCCGACAATCAACGTGAATGTGCAGGAAGCCGTCGCGAAGCGGAGGAAGAAAGCCGTG